TTTCTTCTCTTCTCAATCTCCTCAAAAGAAACGACTTCACAATGATCGCTACAATAGAAAGAGTTACAATCTTGACATTTATAGATAGGAGCATATCTACAGTATTTACAATTATATAAAGTTCTTACGACTGATTTAGTCAATATTCTGTTACAATCTTTACAAATTGCAGGCATTAATATAGTTATATTTAACATAATTACTATTCATTTTTTATATAATATATTGATATCATGACAGATATTACTAATTACGGTACTATAACTCTTAAAAAAATAAATACAAATACAATAGAATCAGGAAAAGATACATCATTAGCTCCTACAATTGATGATAGAACGCACGATGGTGATATAGTAATTAAAGCTATAAGTGAATTTACTCTTGATGTTGAGATGAAACTACATAGTAATACACTTCCATCACTAAAATTTAATCATAGATGTCAAATAGCTAATATTAAGAGTATAGAACATACAACAGCGGTAACAATAAATAACATCTGATAATATTCACAATGGTTTGATTAATAAAGATCCACAGGATGCTAACAGAGATGATGTTTTAGATACTGCTACTAATATAGTGAACTCTATTACATCTCCTACGATAGGAGACTCAATTAGATTTACAGTAAGGAATGTACCTACACAAGATACTATTTTTCAAACAATTAATGTAACTGGTGGTGTTGGAGTAACTATGGTTGGAGAATCTCATATTAGAATACATGAAACAAAAAAATCTTAGTTATTACAAATGTAGAAGTTCCTACTGTTTCTGTATATACCATCGGTAATATAAGTAATTATAAATCAGATTGGATTGATTTATACGCTCCTGTTGAAATTATAAATAGATGTTACTGAAACATTAATTGATTTATTTGATACAATAAGAGGTGTAGATCCATCATTAATAAGTCATACATATAGAGGAGGCTCACCCGCGACAGATGGAGGAAATAATATAAATACAGAATTTCGTATACTCGATGGAAATGCTGTCGCTGTAGCAAACGCAAGAGCAGGAGCGAGTGTTGGACAAGCAGATTATAGTGTTAATATTAATACATCTTATGTAGTACCAATTAAATATCAAAACACTCTTTCTGTAGGAATTCAACATCTTGAAAATCCAGCAACTTACTCTATTAACGTGTTTCAGGCAATGTTGAATGTACGACGTGTTTTATAAAAATATTATTCTTTTCCTATAAGAACTTTATGATCTGAATACTTATAATTAATTGGTATCACACTGGATAAAACTAAAGGAAGTCTTGACATTATATACATATCGGTTGTTTCATTTATATTTGTTCCATATACTTGTTCAGAATTGAGAGCATAATCTAAAGGTTTTAATTCCTCTTTATTTATATTAATATTTCCTATTATCATATCAATATTTCTTTTAGATAATTCTTGTAAAGTATTTATATTTTTTGTTTTTATATTAATGAACTTCTTCTTTTTATAATTAGGATGTGAAAACGTAATGACATGATCACCATTTAGTAACTCGTTATTTATTATCATAATATTTGAAGATGAAATAATAACATTACATAAATCAGTATCTTTTAAATTTAGTCTCTCAAAGTCTCCCAAAGATGAATATAAATCTTCATTTTCGATAAATTTGTTAAAAGTCTTAGCATCTTTATATAATAAATCTTGTAAGCAAAAGATACTAATATTATGTCTTTTCATAAATCGTAACAATGCTTTCATACAATCATCTTTTGTATGTAATTTATTGATTGAATTTAGCTGATTTATGTTTAAACAACCAAAATCATAATCTTCATCGATTTTAATTGATGGTTGTAAAGAATTTATATAAAAATCATAAGCTTTAAATTCATCATTTTTTCCAAAATATAAAGGATTCAAATCAAATTCTTTGATATCAGCAATGTAATTATCTAAACCCCAGTTTGTCCAATCGTATCTATTATTAAGATCTCTTTTAACTAAATTACTATTATTTAATATAATTTTAATAGCGTTATCTTTATAAAAAATAATACCATTAAATTTAAAAATCTTACTGATCATTTCGAGAAAGTCGTCTATACATTCTTTCTTAGATACTTTTATTTGTTTTATTTCTCTTTTTTCATAATCATTTGCTATACTAATAGAATTACGTAAAAACAACTTTATATAATAATAATATTTAGAATATTTACTGCTTCTTATCAATGGATCTAAGTAATTTTTTATAATAGAATTCACTAAATTCTTATTAAAAAATAAAAGTCTAACATCGTCAATTGTTCTATAAGCATGTAATCCTCCACATTTGATTAATGATAATCGTGTTGCAGAAACTTTATCATAAAAAATATTATTATCACTTTTATAATCTTTACGATAGAACCAGTGAAATGATTGATATAATTTACATTCTTTATGTATTTTTATATATTCATAACCTTTAGAACTCGTCTTTGGTACAAAATTTAGATCCTTACTGGGAATTCCCTTTAGAATATCTATAAAAATATTTATTATTGGACTGTCTGTCCTTATATGTTTTTTTATACTTTCATAATTATTACCTATAGTCATGTCTATATAAATATATCTACGACTTTAGTTTATTCTTGATATTCTTTGTAAGAACATACAAGTATTATAATCACGTAATGGTACATCTACTAAAGATACGAGTCTTTCAGGTACTTGTATTTCTCTATTTAAAATCTTTAATGCTATTTTGTCATTACCCATCATTTTTTTCAATTTATCAATTATATCTTGTATGTTATCGTAATCATTACATTCTTTCAGAATCACATCCATAAGAACGAGTTGTCCTATGTTAGATGTTAAATATTGGAAAATGGTCTCATGCGAATCAATAAAAGTTCCTAATCTTTGTTGTGTGATTCTATTTAAACGTGTAGCAGTATTTTTATCTATGAGTTCTTTCAATACTAATACGATTAATACAGCAGTCGTAAAAAATTCTGGAGGATTAACCCAGTCTGCTATATTATACATATTAAACAGATATTGGTGCAATTTGTCTATTTTTTGTAATTCATCCTTTTTTATATTAGTCCATTTCATAATAAATCCATATCCAATGTGTTGTATGGGTTCTGTTTTTTGAGGGATTTTCGTGTTGAAATTATTCTTCTTCCATTCGGTAAATTTATCAGATTTATTTCTCATAAATTTGTATATCAGCAATTCATATACATGATATACATGAAGATGTGTGCTCATTATAATCCACGATCTACACGAGATGTTAGATTGAAAAATGTAAATAAAGAAAACTGTAGCTTTAGAATCGATGGTTATTGGAGGTATATATATTTCAGTTTTTTTGAGGTGATATGTTAATTAATATATATGTATCTGAATAGCAATTATAGTACAATAAATAGAGTGAATGAAAGAGAATATAATAGGGTTATAGACAAATTTAGAAATGATATATCAAGTAATTCAAATTTCTCTCTTATAGGTCCAGAAGGTTATACTATCATATTTACATCTGGAATATCAGAATCCAATAGTATGATATTAACATCTACTATTAGATCTTTCATAAAAGGTACTAACAAAAAACCACATATTATAACTACTTCGATTGAACATATTAGCACTTCTATGTTGATCGATGATATTCAAGATGAAATAGAGGTTTCTATAATCAGACCATCTTCTTCTATGAATATAAATCCAGATGACGTACTAAGAGAAATTAAGCCCAATACCTGTATAATTTCTATAACAGCAGCACAAGAGGATATTGGTATAATAAATGATATAAAAACTATAGGCACTATAGCGAGATCACGTAAAATACCACTTCATTCAGATGTTTCTCAGATGTTTGGAAAGTTTCCTATAAATCCTGATGATAATAATATAACTGCCTTTAGTTGCTCATTTTCAGATATAGGAATTTTGGTAATCAAAAATTCCTATATAGACGGTTATAAGATAAAACCAATAATATATGGAATTGAAAATTATAATCTGAGAGGAGGTACTATACCAATTAGTCTTGTATCAGAAGCAAGAAGAAGTTATAAGACTATATCAAAAGATAGAGATAATAAAAACAAAAAAATGTTAATTTTAATGAATTCTCTTATACAATATTTAAAAAAATATTATAATACTATCTTATTAAAAGATTATAATGAGCATTCTAATGATATAGTATTGGTAATATCAGAAGATGTAGAAATTATACCTAATACATTAATGGTATCTTTACCTATAAAATTAAAACAAAAATTAATAAATAATAATATATTTGTAGGAAATGTAGATAAACGTATTTTATTAGAATTTAACATACCTAATACATTAATACCTGGAATAATAAGTATTTCATTAAGTGATAATAATAATCAAGATCATATTAATAGATTTATAAAGACTATCTATGCCTGAATAGGTGGCTTAGCCTTATTACCCTTTACTTTCTTTACAAACTTATTATTAAATAATTCATCTACCTGTTCCTTAAAATGTGTGTAAGATTCAGTATTTCTATATACATTGTAGTATAGTAACTTACAAGCTGATAGAATATGGAATTGATTAACCGTACTTGCCTTAGCAGTAATACATACCAACTCGGCTAAGTAAAATTGTAAGCGATCAATGAATTCCATTAACAGATCAGAGATAAATTGCTTACAAGCGTTAGCACAGCATAATCTTGTATTATGAGGAGCTACAAGCTTCCTGAACAGATTATAAATTACCATCTTGTAAGTAGGTGCTGACTTCTTCTTAGTGGCAGGATCTTCTTCTTTCTCATCCGGACTATCATCCTCCTCCTCACCTCCTGTACTACTAGCTTTCTTCTCTTCTTTACCAATACCGTTCTTTATTAATTCAACACTCTTTAATCCGTTAATCAGAGCAAAGGTAGAAACATTGTCTGCTGACATATCACTAAAGTCCTTAGGTGTAAGTTTAGGTTGTCTAGGGTTCTTTGTTGAGTTTATAGCTGTATCAATTCCATACTTTAGAATATCCTTAATAATAATTTCAAGAATTTGAGCAACATACTTAGAAGCAGGACCGCTGACACGATAGATAGACTTTCTAAGCTTTGTAATATTCTTAGTTAAAGGTGAATTTTTATCGTTATCCCTCCAAGCCTTAAATTCTGCTTGAAGCTTCTTCTTATCCTCAGTATTCTTCTTACTAACCTTAATCTTATCAATAAACTCTTTTTCCTTCTTAATGTAATCTGCGTGTTCTGTCTCAAATTTATCAATTGATTCCTTTGTTTCCTGATTTAATAAGGTTTTAAGTTGAGTAATACATCTCATAACAGGTACATTAACTGGTTTATCTAAATTCTTAGGCGGTTTAGTAGAAGCTGTTGATGATTTTTTAGAAGACAGTTTCTTAGCTGCTACAGGCTTTTGTTCCTTATTGGGTTTAACTACTTTATCCTTAGGTTCCTTAGAATCCTTCTTAGCTGTTGGTTTTTTTGCTGTCTTGGACATTACTATATTAAAATATAACGATATGTACAATTGAATTTGGATGATGATATGGCTATTCTTTTACCATTGTAATAAGATTATAATTAATTATCAGATAATGATAAATTTATATCCTTAATTGAGTCTGCTTCGTCATCTAACTCCTCTATTCTATTATTCTTTTTTGCTGCTGGTTTTCTTCCTCTTTTTGTTTTTGGTTTAGGCTTTTCAGAAGGAGGATCGGGGTCAGGTTCAGGATCGGGATCGGGATCATTCAATATATTATCTTTATCTGTTTCAGACTCTACCTCTATATTACTGGGAGAAGCAGGAGCAGGAGTAGGAGTAGGAGCAGGAGCAGGAAGTGGTGTTGGTGGTGGAGGAGGAGGAGATGATAAAATTTGCTTACTAATATTTGATGCATAAGTTAAAAGGAATGTATCAGTTTCGCCAATATTACTTTCTGAAGATTTTAAAATGTTTTCATATGTCTTTTTTGCTAATAATAGCGTAGATCCAATAGAAGGATTTATTTTTATTATAATATCTGGTGTTATATTTTCTAATACAGAATACTGACTTAAATCAGGTGGCTGTGGCTGTGGCTGTGGCTGTGGCTGTGGCTGTGGTTGTGGGATGCTGTCTTC